AAGCTCGCGTGATCGTCGGCAATGACCCGGGCACAGGAAAACCGATTCGCCGCAGCATTTACGGAGACACGCAAGCCGCCGTTCGCAAGCAGATGACGGCCATTCTCCGTGAAATTGACCGCGGTACATATCTGACACCACAAAAAACGACAGTCGCACAGTGGCTTGATGAATGGCTCGACACCTTTGCCGCCAATAAGATCAAGCCGACGACATATCTTCACTATCAGGCTTGTATCAAGAATTACATCAAGCCTCAGATCGGCGCTATCGAGCTGCAAGCTCTGCGCGGTGCGCATGTCCAGAAGGTTTATAACGCCATGACCAAGAAGGGGCTGAGCGGAAAGACCGTCAAGAACTGCGCTGCCGTACTGCATAAGGCCCTCTCTGTTGCATTGAAACAGGGGATCATTGTAAGTAATCCCTGTGACGCCGCAGAGCAGCCGAAGGTGGTACAGCGCGAAATAGCGCCGCTGCGTGATGAGGACATTCCGAAGTTCCTTGAAGCGATCGAGGACAGTCCTTATCGAAACGCGCTTGCCGTCTGCCTGCTTGCCGGTCTTCGTGAGGGAGAATTGCTCGGTCTCCCGTGGTCACAGGTCGACTTTGAAAAAGGGCGTATCACCGTCAGTCAGCAGCTACAGCGTGAGAAGAAAAAGAACGGCGCTTACTACATTGCCGACACCACCAAGAGCGGCAAGCCGCGCACGATCGAGCCGCCCCCACTCTGCTTTGAATATCTCCGGGATGAAAAGCGTCGGCAGGCGCAAAACAAGCTCAAAGGCGGTAAGCTATGGAGCAACGACGAAAATCTCGTTTTTACAGATGAACTCGGGGCGCACCTCGCCATTCATACCTTTTACAAGTATTTTAAGAAAATCGTCGCCAGTATCGGACGCCCGGACGCTCGTGTGCATGATCTGCGCCACACCGCAGCCACAGTGATGATCGCCAGCGGCGCGGACATTAAAAGCGTGCAGGACTTCATGGGACACGCTACCGCAAGTTTCACATTGAACGTCTACGCCCACACATCAGAACAGATGATGAAGGACACCGCAGCAAGAACGCAGTCATATTATGAAAAGCTGAAAAAGGCATAAAAGGAAGCTCCACTGGTCAGTCAGCCGGTGGAGCTTCTTTCCGCAGTTTTTAGGGGTAAAAAATCCAATTGGGGTAAACTTAGGGGTAAAGGCATTTTCTGAAATGCAAGAATTGAACTTTTCTTAGCAAAACAAGACGATATAAAAGAAAAAACAAGAGAAAACGCAATGTTTTCTCTTGCTTTTCTTGGCGCGGAAGAGAGGATTTGAACCTCCGCGGCGCTTTTTACACGCCCTACTCCCTTAGCAGGGGAGCCCCTTCGGCCTCTTGGGTACTTCCGCAGGTCGATGGAAAAATTCAGTTGGCGGAGAGAGTGGGATTCGAACCCACGGATGCTTTCACATCGCCGGTTTTCAAGACCGGTGCCTTCAACCGCTCGGCCATCTCTCCGGATAATGAGTTCACGTCTAACTCTCAAACGCAAGAATAATGTTACCATATTGAAGTACTGTTTGTCAACATAAAATACGAGAATTTTCATAGAATATCCTGTTGAATAAACTCAGAAATTCTTGATTCGGATATCCCATCTGTTTGTAGTGTACTTCCAACTATCCTGCTGAATTCAATTCACCGGATCGTAATGAGATATGTGAACCACTTTACCTTATCCAATCAAAAAGAATAGCCTGCACTATACGATAGCCGTTCTTCCATCAAAGCAAAAAAAGAAGCCACTCTCTTGAGTGGCTTCTCTCCA